AATAGCGTTGCTGGCGTCACCTACGGAGCGAGGAACCTTTCTGAATTCCTCGTTGACTTTTCCGGTCTGGCCGTAGATTGCTGCAAGCACGCGATCAATTGTTAGCTTGCCGTCAAGCATTTGCTGCCGCAACTCGCCAAACGGAATACCAAGACCCGCCGCGATCTTGCGGCCAAGCTCTGGCATCTGCTCAATGATCGAGTTGAATTCTTCTGCGCGAAGAGTACCGCCTGCTACGGCTTGGGAGAACTGTCGCAATGCCGAACTGATCTCTTCAGCACTAGACCCGCCGATCTTGCCGATCTTTTGCAGGGTGTCGGTGAGGCTAAGGACTTGATCTCGAGTAACACCAAGACTCACCAGGGACGCGGTAAGACTCTCCCACAACTTGATTGTGGTTGTAAGGTCTGAACCGCCAGCCGACGAGATCTGAAGCAATGCTGCATAGTTCGTTTTGGCATCTGCCGCGCTAGCTGATAACCGAATAACGCGGGACTCTAGAAGCGTGAACTGCTCGCTCAACTTTTGCAGGTTCGCTAGAGCCTGAGCGCTCACTACGCCGGCAATAGCTCCGGCCAGCGGGGTGAGAGCCGTCGAGAATTTTGAGGCGCCACCGGCAGCATTATTCATGTCCTTGCCAAGCACGGAGAATCGCTTGGTGGTCTCGGACGCAACCTTGTCTGTCTTCGCTATGTTCTTCTGTAGCTCGTCAAGCTTTTTGTTGACCGAATCAGACCCTTTTACCAGTCCTGCGGTCTCTACATCTACCTCGTAGACGATGGAACCAACGTTAATAGTCATTTATTCACCTGATACTGGCGCAATCTGTTGATCTCTGCGAGGCGTGACATTGCTTCGTCGTGCTCTTCGACTGGCGGAAGGGTTTCTGGCTTGCCGAATTTTGACTGCATAGCTCCAGAGAACTCAGTCATGGTTAGATTCCATGCTTCTGCGCTGGATAGTCCGAGATGGGCAATTGCTTGAGCGACAAAATCACGAGCGTTAAATTCAGGAGTGTATTCAGCATCTGGCTTCTTGACTGCCCTTCCCTCCGGCTTTACGCCGATGATTCCGTGACGCATCAGGGATCTTGCCAAGTGCACCATGTCGCTAGACGGCACAGGTCCAGGAACGAAAGATCCCCAGCGGCTACCCATGTGACCAAGCAATGGAGTGGCGTCAACCTTGCAGCAGGCAACTAGCACGTCATAGGCGATAGCCATAACCTCGCGCTCCCAAGCCCTGTACGACTGGAGCGGGAAGAAGGGGTTGAATTTAGGAGGCGTGAAAAGCGCGCTGAATTTCTCCACGATCTCTTTAGGAGAGCCAAGAGAATCTATAGCCGACAAGGAAGGCCGGAACAAATAATCGGAATCCCCAACGCTGCACAGGATTTCGCCGACAGAGGTAATCGCCCGCATTTTTATGGCCTATAGAAATATCAACCATTCTACCATTTAGGACTTGACGAAAATGAAAGCGTGGATATACTCGTGTAAATCAAAAATTAAGGAATTGAAATGCTGACTCTTATGCTCGTGATTGGCCTTTGCTCTGACGTTGGTTGTGACTACATCGACGCCACAAAAAACTTTGCGCTTGAGACGGCTACAGACTGCTTTCAGATGGCTGAATTTCTGAATGACAGTAATCGAGCAAGTGGTGAGCAGCCTAGGTTTGCATGCCTTGAGCCCGCCAAGTATCTGGCGCTGGCGAAGAAGGAAATTTGAACAATAAAAAAGGCCCCGATTTAAGGGGCCTTTGTGTATCTACTGCATTTACGCCGTGACTGTGACCACTGTGGTATCTGTCTTGGTTGGGTCCGAAACAGAAGTCGCAGTGATGGTCGAGCTACCTACCGCCACGCCAGTTACGCGACCGCTCGAGTTAACGGTTGCATTTGCTGGAGTGCTTGAGGTCCAGGTTACGGCTTGACTGGCGGCAGCAGGAGTAACAACGTGGTCGATGTTGGTTACGTTGCCGACAGCTACGGTAGCGGTTGCCGGCGTAGTGATGACTGCGGTGACCGGTACAGGCGTTGCGGTTGTGATAACGCTAGGCAAGCCGCCAGGACGCGACGTTGCGCTTGCGGTGATCGAGTAGGTGGCGATATCGTCGTACGGGAACTCTTGACTGAACTCTGTCAGTACACAGAAGCCGATTACGGTGTTGATCGGGCCAGTCAGACGAAGCCATACATACGGTTGCGGATCGGTGACGAAGTGATCAAACAGCAACTGCTGGTTAGAGGTAGTACCGTCATCACGCTTGGTCACGCCATCGATAGACACTTCGAAGGTTTTGTAGGTGATCAGAGTGTCACGGAAGCTGCCTACAGAGTCGTCAGCGGTAGCATCGACGGTATCAGCGCTCATAGTCAGCGACTTGTTGCGAGCTGCACCCAGTGGCAACCACGTCAGCGTCATCGGATCAACATCACCGCAAGCAAGCGCGAACTCTGCGAGAACGCTCTTACCTACGAATTTGGAACTTGCACAGTTAAGGGCCATTCTCGGCGCCTCCTATAAGGTTGTTGAGTGTCGCCCACAACTGAGCGCATATTTCAAGCAATAGTTTAACACGTCAGTTCGAAATTAATTTCTGACCATGGGCGGTTTGTCTCGGTGTAATACGGTCCCTGGATGGAACCTATCGGTCTGATTTGCATCATGCAACTAGTTTCGAAGTGAGCTACTGCTGCATCAAAGAGAGATTCAGCGAACAACTCAGCGGCCTCGGTATCTCCAAGTGCCCGACCATTAGCGCGACCAGTTACGATCACTCGGATATGCGGATACTGAATTTCTCCATTTGGCGAACGACCGCCATCAGACCAGATAGCAACGAACTTCTTCGTGCCGTTATTGGTCTCTTCCCACATCCCGCGACTGATAGTGTGCCCGGCAGTCGAAACGTATGCCTCTAGCCAGTCGCGGAATAGGTTGATTGGTGTGTGGCTCATTAGATTTTCATCCCGCGTTTAATGATTGCATCGATTGCAGCACGAGCATCTGAGTCTTCGAATGCTTTGCGCAGGAATTCTGGCTCGCCGTCTTTGTCCCATACGTTGCCGCGAGAAGGATCGGACGTGGAGCGTGGCGTATTGGTGCCGAGTAGAGTTCCTGGCTTGTCGTGAACAGCTGCGGCATAGGCCGCTGTGTAGCCAATTGCCCCGACTACACGAGTGCCGTATGCGGTTATCTTGCGGTACTGGCTATTGATCAGATTGCTGGTGTCGATGGGAGTCATCGTGGCAGCGAAACCGGCAGCGGTAATAAGGACTTCGGTTAGCGTCTTCTCTGCTCGCGGGCCCTGTATGTCGCCGAACACTTTGCGCAGTTGCTGCCTGACCTCCTTCAACCCCTTAACCGGCATCAGACAGTCTCCAGCTCATACTCATCGTCATACCCGAAAGCCGACATGCCATGCCTCGCCACTTTCCGGATCTCAGCGGCGGATACTGCATCCCATGCTTGAGCGGTTGTATTGCCGTATGCGATGCGATCTAAGTACTGAGGGCGAGCGTCGCCCGTGTAATAGATATCCCGCGTAACGAACTCTGCGCCCTCAGTATCGCGTGACTGCCTCGACACGCCTTCGTGACCGCAAAGGATGATGTACGGGGTTCCGTATGTGACAGCGCCGCTCCAATCGTCTGAGGTCTGGCGAGGATAGATCGTCGCGGTGTCGATCATGTACCACGCTGACATGAAGGCCATTAGCAGCACTTCCCGCCAGTAGATACCCATAGGCCGGCAGATGCGCCGGGTTCGGCAGGGATGACGCCGGATGTGCAGCCAGAAGTATCTAGGGTCTTGAGCATGGCGTTAATCGACCTGTACGCGTCACTCAGCGACTTGTACCGGAACGACTGAGATGCACCGCTCGGCGCCGTTTGGCTCGACACATACTTGTCCATGGAAGAAACCGCAAACAATCCCAAGGCGTACATGTAGATCAGAAGCTGGGTCGATGCTGGATACCCTGCGCCGTCGAGGCACGGCTGAATCACTGCGATAGCGTCTAACCAAGCCTGCATGATAAATGACGGAGGTACTGGCACACCGATACTGATCAAATACTCAGTAAGCTGCGCGATAGTGATAGGCATTTTCGCCACCTGAAAATAGTTTGGTCCATTTTAGCATTTTTGCTTGACGGATTATGCGGGCAGCTATAGGATTTGCGAATCTATCAGGAGGGCAACAAAATGACATCGATCTACTTGGGCGGCAATTCGGCATACGATGAATGGTGCGATGCCAATGGCTATAACGGCGAAGATCAGCACGACTACGAAGAAGAGGTTTATAAACGAGGGTCGCATCAGACCTTTTACATCAAGAAGAACGACGAGGACACATACGCGCTCGTTACTTGCAGCGCTGATTACGACTGGGGCCGAGACGATATCGAGATCCAAAAGGAAGGACTCAAGCGAACAGAGAAGCAGGTAACGACAACTACTGTCGTCTACGAGTAAAACAAAGCCCTCCAAGCGAGGGCTTTTTTACGCCTAAAAATCAAGCCAGCGGAATATCCGTATTTCCTTCGTACCAACTGAGGTAAGACGTAACCTCCTGAGTGGCCGACGAGTCGTTCGTGATCCGCTGCAAATAGGTTGTGTTCGGAGCAAGAATCCGCTCAATGCCGAGTGTTGTGTATGTGCTTACGCTTGTGTTCCCAATGTTCGTAGACCCAATGTCGAATGTCGGAGCGCCAAATTCAGTACCAACAGCAGACACAGTGGCGCCCGCACGAATTACGACAGTGCCCGCTACCGGATTGCGATCATTCAGGTTGAAGTAAGGGGTGATCGTGCCGCCAGTGTAAGTCGGCGTCCGATATACGCGGGTCGTCAGGTGCGTACCGTTGAACTTCACGATACGACTCTTGATGACTACAGGATTCGCGCCTGTCGTGAAAATGGTGTCGATGTTACCGCCAATAGCGAGCGCGAGGTTGTCGCTGGCAATCTCGTACTGAACCCCGTTCTTGACGTTCGCCTCGATGTAGTTTTGGAAGGTCATCGCACGCAGACCAGAGAATGCGCCAGACGGAATGCCTGAGCCTGCATCGTCGCCACGCCAGATCTTGAGTGCAGCCGTAGTCGCGCCTGTACCTGTAAGCGCCACACGCAGCCTACCAGCCGGACCCTCGAAAGCCCATTGATGCAGCGCCTGAGCGTAAATCTGCTTGAAGTTCTCGCCAGACAACGTGCGGCTAACCGAAATCGTCGCCATGACAGTCGGGAAAATCTCCACGCCTCCAGCGTCGTAATACTGGATCGTAACCAGCCCCGAGTCATAATCCAGACTCATCGGTCCCGTTTCGAGACTGCCGCGTGGGATTTCGTAGATCATTGCCATGCTTCAGCCCTTTTTCTTTACTGGTTTCTTTGGTGTTGCGACTTCAAGCATCTTCACAACCTCTTCAGGCAGCGACACACACTTACCCTTAAGCCATTGCGGGCATGAGTCAGCCTCGACTACAGCGCCTGCCTCAAGGCCGTTCGCGGGATATGTGACTTTGAATCTAGCCATCTGCATTTCCTCGTTTTCGAAGCGGTAATTTTAGCATGGATCTGTTATTCTAATGAAAACGGAGATTCAGGCAATGGCAAATAGAAGCAACGTTCGCGGTAACACCGAGGATTTTATTGCGGAAGCGATAAGGGTTCATGGCGACAAGTACGACTATTCTAACGCGGTCTACGTCAGGTCTATTGACAAGATAGAGATCGGGTGCGCGGAGCATGGATCGTTTATGCAGTCCCCGAACAAGCATACCGGAATGCGCCAGGGTTGCCCTGCATGCTCAAGGAAGACTCAAGGAAAGAAGAAGATAACAGCTAATGAATTTCTTGAGCGTGCCACACAAAAGCACGGCGACAAATATGAATACGATCTGTCTGGCTACAAGCTAACAACTATCCCTATAAGGATCAGATGCAGATCCCACGGGTGGTTCGAACAGATCCCCGAGCATCACCTTAAAAGTGATTCAGGCTGCGCGAAATGCTCGTTCGAGAATAGTGCGCAAGCAAAATCATATGACACCTCGGTTTTCGTTGAGAAGGCTAGATCAGCTCACGGCGACAGGTATGAATATGACTGTACGGAATTCAAGCGATCAGGAATCAAGTTGAAGATTCGCTGCAAGGAGCACGGAGTTTTTGAGCAGATTCCTGCAAACCATATCAACGGCTACGGATGCCCTTCGTGTGCAAAGAACGGGTTCAACGTAAACTCAGGCGCGCACCTTTATGTTCTCGCGTCAGAATGCCGATCAATGATCAAGATAGGCGTAACAAAGAATCTAAGACAGAGGATGCTTTCGCTTTCGTCGTATACCCCGTTTAGTTTCGAACTGATTACGCACTATTCCGGGAATGGTCGCTGCGTAAAAGACGAAGAGTCAACCTACCACGAAGAGCTGATGAGCTGTGAGATGAGCGGATTTAATGGCGCCAGTGAGTGGTTCAGGTATGACCATGACGTTGTTGAGCGCATAAAAAAGAGAGCCGAAGCCCTCTTTTGATCTACTTGTCAGCGTCTTTTGGCGGTCTACCGCGACGAGGCGCTTCAATTGCTACCGACTCAATGAGCACCGCTTTGTTTACAAGCGTTGCCGGCATATCCTCAAAGCTAACAACCGATCCTACTTCTTGCTCTACGCCACCCACAAAATAGCCGCGCTCTGTAATTCTGAAGTCTTTCATTTGTTCACCTAAATAAAAAGGGGCCACGAAGGCCCCTATTTTACATCTAAGCGTTATACACCCTTAACAAACTGGGCTACGCCACTGTTGTTATTGGCGTCACGCTTGAACTGTGGTGCTACTGCAGTCATGATCTGGAAACTGTACTCATCGGTGAAGTTTTTACGTTCAATCGGCATGGTGGTAACAGGCATCGCAGTCAGGATTTCCAGCACTCGGCGCTCTTTCACAACGGCGAGGATTTCGTTCACTGGAACGGCGGTGGATGGAACAATCGAAACAACGCCTGGAATTGCCATCAGGCGAGCCAGGATGG